TGGTCAATAGGGAATATACTATATATAACACACCCGTCACACCTCTTAATCTTCGGAATAATGTGCATTTTGGACGGGTTTTTGGTATAATAAGTGTATAAGAACTCATGATTACGCCTGCCGACCGCTTGTTTTTCAAGCTTCCATAGATTTTTTTCTGGTTATAATAATTATTTGTGAATACTAGGCAGGCTCACAATTCTTGCAAATTTAATTTAATAAAGATATGATGAAACTAGATCGAGAAGTTGGAAATATATCCACTTAGGCTCTTATGCATGACGGTTCATAGGAGCCTATATCTTATATAAAAACGCTTTATGAATATTTAACTTGCACCGTTAGATAATTAATGTTGTTATTAGCTTTACTGTTTTTTAGCATCATTTGAATTTGGTTGAAGCAAGCGATGTCATCTTCCCCTTTAGCGATGCCAATACAGCCCATAGTGCCCTCTTTGTTACCGTCTGGGTGTATTAGTAGCCCTGTACGCTTTGTTTTAAACTGTGGCTCTAATTTTGCAATCCAAGGAAAAGACTTGCCTGTGTATGATTCAGTCTCGCCTTTAATGGGCTCTAAATTATAACAACTGGTTAAATGGTATAATCCTTCTGGCAAATACCCTTTGCCATACTTGCCTGATATTGCCTTAAATCTTGCTGTCATACCTAAATCTAAAACGCCAACAGCTGTTTTATTGCTGATTTTATCTGCGGTAAATGTAATATTGGTTAGCGGTTCGTCTTTAGGTTTTTCCTGATTCAGTTGTTCGGTATTTACGGATAACTCTAAAGGGGTCGATTTCGACCGGTTTAGATTATCGTTTTCCTGACGTTGGGAAGATGATCCAGACTCGTCATTTATTGTTTTTTTTTTACAAGTCCTTTAAGTCCACCATTCAAAAACATTCTGAGGATTCCTTTTCCACCCAGTGTGCTAACCAGAACCATGATATTGGCTAACTGTAACCATGTGGGCAAATTACTTAACCCTTCGATACCGTACTTAAAGATAATATATCCATCTAATCCAATAATGCTAAACTTTAAAAATTCGTCCATGTAACTGTATTTGTTTTGCTCAAGCACCATTAAATCATAGGCGTTATCCCCATCGAAAACTCGTGTTTGATGATTGATCTGTGCTTGAACCTTTGCAATCTTTAACTGGCTATTAACTTTTTGCTCTTCAATTTTCGCCTGTAGTTTGGCTTTAGCTAAATCGGCTCTGCTCTGTTTTTCCATTTCCTTAATAGCCTGATCTTTTTTAACAACGTCCCCAACCGTTCCAACGACCGAACCAATCAAATTTCCTACAATATTAAACATTATTTATTCCTTTCTTTCTTGTATTCCCTCGAAATCGAGGGAAATCCCTTTTTTAGTTACAGTTAATCATAATCATATTTTTATAATTAAAATTAATGCAGTCCTGTTCAATTTCCCCATCATTCACTAACATTTCTATTTCTTCACTATACGGTTTTAGGTAAATATATCGGTCATCAATACTATAAAACAATATGTTGATTTCCTCTATAAAATACGCTTCGTATACTAACCCCATTTTTGCTTTAATGTTTTCATTCCTTGATCAATTATTTTTTCAATTTTCTGATCTTCTTTTTGTTTGTTATACTTACGATTTTTTTTGATTTCTGATTGGTAATCGTTTTCTTCTATATAAACCAGCTTATCTCGCTTTTCGATATCTTTAATTTGTTTCATGGTTAGCTTACCACGTCCACCCCTAGGATCGTTAAACTCTGTAAACCCATGAATACTTACTTGTGAATTACCAAAATACTGAAACGTTTCATCGCTCTTGCAGGATCGACAAGTACTTATTTTTGGTTCGTGTATTGAAAAATAAACGTCATCAATACGATTACACTTTTTACATTTAAAACTATACAGTGGCATTTTTGTTGATCAAATCTTCCATGAACAATCTAATTTCATTACGACGCTTTAAGTTACTATCTTCACAATTTAAAATCTTGTATACCATTGATTGACTAACGTTAAATTTCTTAGCAATCATATCGGGTGTACATTCTGATTTCTTCCATAGCGACTGTAATTCTTGAGGGGTAATATTGCTTTTGATATAACTATCGTCAATAATCTTCTGAACGTTATTGCTTAATTCTCTAACCTGCGTCTGGTTAGTTTGAATCATTGCTGATAATTGTTGCATTTGATCGTATAAAGCATAACCATTAGCATTGTGTTTTAAATCCTCTAACGATGCCATGATGTCATTGTATAATCTGGTTAATTGCTCATTAGTTAAAGGCTTGTCTGTGGTCATCTTTTCTAACACTTTCAACTTACCGTCAAAATGGAATTGTGCTGATTCTTGCACGCTAGACTTAACCATCGTTTTAATTCTTGAATCAATCGATTTGCTGATGTCGGTTAGCATTTTGTGCATTTCCGACCTGAGTATCCCCATTGCCATTTCTATATTTTGATTTTCCATTTATTTATTCCTTTCTTTGTCTTCTTTTTGGTGTTGTTTCCACCAGAGACTTATACCTTTGTGTTTTTTCAATATTTTATTTAATTGTTTTTTGTCCATGCGATGCAATAATTCACACAAATACTCAGTCAACAAATCAGCATTTGACGCTATTGAGTTATAAACTTTTTGTGGGGTAGTTTGTGATTTTTCAATTAAATCTTTGATTATGTGATTTCTGTATTTGTTATATCGAATTTCAGATTCATTACCCATTTCGATTACTGGGCATGACGCTTGAACGTATGCGATATAATTCAGGATATTTAAACAATTAACTATTATGACACTTTGTTTGGCGTGATAGTCTTTTACCTCTTTATTAAAGTGTGACAATAGCTTAAACATGTAACCTTCAAACTTATCTTTCATGGTAATTGATTTATCTTGTGGGTAATAACATGGCATTTTTCTTTATTCCTTTCATGCTCTACCTGTTACATAATCGTGTAGTGTAGGCTTTCTAGTATCTACTTTAAATCTATCGGCAGGTGATGAAACGTCCACAGTGTGCAAATATCGCACACCATATTGAACAGCATCAACTGAGTGATCATTTTTCTTAATCACTTCAAACTTATCTGAATCATCAAATTCAGTGTCTTTATAGGAATATTCCTCATGCTGTGTAATTACATAGCCTAAGTCATTAAAAACATATAATTTATTCTTATAAAACAATTCATTGATCAATAAAATATTCCCACTTTTGTTTTTTACGCACTCAATCAAATTCAAACCTTTAGCCTGTAAATCCTTCCACCATGAACCGTAATCTCTATCAGCGACTTTCATACTATAATCGGCAATAATAGGCTTCCCGTAACCATATCTATTACAAGCAAGAACAATTTCCTCAATCGTTGGGTGTGACTTGTGCCATTCGTCAAATATGAATATCTGGCCATGCTCAGTTTTAGCCATAAACACAATGCTAGTATCAACACGTGTTCCATGATCCAAACCAATGATAATATGCCAATGATCCTGTAACGGTTGCCTTGGGATTTTATGATGTTCTTTAAACTGGTCATATACGTTGGTTCTTGTTGCGTCCCATGAACCTTCAAGGTACTGTTTAATGTAACTAGGGGGGTAGTTTTCTTCCATTCGCTCAATATACCCATCTGGTAAATTCTCACTATTGGAATATGTAGTTGCTTGTATATACAAACAATCCTTTGGCGGTTTATTATCATGGTATCGCTTTTTACACCAACCACGTCTAGGATTGCCTTCAGTAAACACAAACCTTTTAGGTAGTTTAGTCCCTCTCAATCGTCCCAGTACTTCACTAAAATGTTTTTCGCTCAATTCTTCAGCTTGGCACATTATAACCCCATCATACATATTAGATAATACTTTTTTAGGGTCATCAAAAGCACGAAACAAAATCTTACTTCCATTGATGAAATGTAATTCATGAGCATCTTTTTTATAGTCATAACCGTATTGGTGCGGTGGAAATAACGCCAGAAACTGTCTTTCGCATGAATCCATTAACTGCCGGTACGAATACCTGGTAAATAGTATTTCAGCTCCGGGGTATCCAACACATAAATAATAGGCTACTAGCATAGTAATAAAGCTTTTACCTGAACCAAAACCACCCCAATATGCCAATTCAAACGGGCATGACAATTTCATACTCATATCAGAATTGAATATTGCATTAAAAATTAATGACTGGTTATAGTTAAGGTTAGCGTTCATTATGCTTTATGAATTTTATCGTATTCCTCTTGGTTTTTAAGTACGCTTTCGATGCTATGCTCCCGCTTTAACGCATTGATTGGGTCACGATACGATTTAAAGAAAAATGATATCCGGAACGCCATTAATATATTTCCGATAACAACGCCAGATATTAATAGACTCAGTACTACAATTTTAAAGAACCAATACAAATCGTATATAATACTTATTTCATTCATTTTTACACTCTTTCTTTTTATCCTTTTTGTCTTTATTTTTATATTTTTCATCATTTAAGTTTAATGTGATATTGTGTTTAATTGGTTCGATAGACTGTGGGGCGCTTGTTTCATATATCTGTTTTTTCTCTTCCGATGATGCCGATAGTTTGTATAAGAATATTCGTTCAGCTGACGAAGCGAATTTAGATTTAAAGGTTTTACGTAGATATTTTTTAGTTTGCCCTTTGTTTTCATTCAATAGCGTTTTTAAGTACTCTAGTTTCTCTGAATCTTTAGGAAAATGATCATAGAATGTTTGTTCTGCA